TATATATCTTAGATATTCAGCCGCCCTACGGGGCGGTTTTTTATTGCCTGAAAGGAGGGTTTATGGCCGAGCTTAAAAAGCCTGTACGAATTAAAACAGATGAATACAAAAACGCTTTATGGGACAGCTTCACTGAAGGAAGAGACTTTGACCCAGCAGATGCGCCTTTATTAATTCAGTTGATAGACATGTGCGCGATAGCTGAACAGTGTGCAGAAGATGTCGACAATGATGGGCATGTAACTCTTTGTTATTCAGATGACCATGGCAATATCAAAGCCCTTCCGCAGGTTGCTCAACTTACGCAAGTCAGCAAGGCAATTTTGAAACTTAAAAGGGAGTTAGGAATAACAACCAAAGCTGAGGGAAACTCTAAAAAACGCAAAGAGGTGACGTTGCATGTTATCCAGTCGCAAAGGCGCACAAGAGCCGAGAATTCGCGTTCTGCCGCCACTGGATGATTACGACAATCTGTATTCAGATGGCGAAGCTGCATGCGAACTCGCAGCTTCGTTTAATGTGAATTTATTCCCTTGGCAGCAAAACGTTATTCATGATTGGCTTAAGCGCACAGATGACGATAAATTTGCGGCTTCAAGGTGTGGCTTGTCTGTTCCTAGACAAAATGGAAAAAACGAAGTGATTTCCGTACGTGAGCTTTATGGCCTGTGTGTAATCGGTGAAAAGATACTGCATACAGCGCATAGAGTGGATACGGCATATGACGCTTTCTTAAGACTTGTTGCATTTTTTGAAAATCCTGACTATCCAGAACTTCAAGAAATGGTTGTTCAGATTAGAAGAACAAATGGCCAAGAAGGTATAACGCTCACAAACGGAGCCAGAATAAAATTCTCTAGTCGAGTCAATGGCAGTGGGCGTGGCTCTACTTACGACATGATCGTATTTGACGAAGCACAAGAACTTACAAAAACCCAACTTGAAGGCATTATGTCAGCTATGGCTGCAGCGCCTTTAGGTAACAGGCAAATGTTTTTTACCGGCACTCCCCCTTCGCCAGAATCTCCTGGCGATGTCTTTAAGAAAGTGCGAAATACATCAATTGATGGGTCTAATAAACATTCGTGCTGGTATGAGTGGAGTGTTGAGAACATTGGAGATGTTACAGACCGTGACCGCTGGTATGCAACAAATCCTTCACTTGGTCTTTTGATAACTGAGGACTTTGTTGAAGATGAAATGTCCACAATGGATGCGGATGGATTTGCTCGCGAGCGTTTGGATTGGTGGACAACAGAAAAAAGCGCAAATGCGGTCTTCAAGCTGGCAGATTGGAACAAGATAACGTGCCAGCCAAGTGAAGCACCCGCACCCACAACAGACGAAAAGATTGCATTTGGAGTGAAATTTTCACCTGATGGTGCAAGTTACGCACTATCAGCTGCAGTTAAACGACCAGAAGGTCCAGTGTTTTTCGAGTGTATCCAAAGCGGACTGTGTATTAACGGAGTTGGATCTATAGCAAAGTGGCTTGTTGAGCGCAAAAACAAATGCAGTATGTGCGCAATTGATGGCCGCATGAATACGACAACACTTGCTCAAAAGCTTATCGAAGGTGGCTTTCCTAAAAAGGGCATAAAAATACTCAACACAAAAGAGATAAGCGCTGCATCAGAGATGTTTTGCGATGCCGTGAGTGAAGAAGCTGTGTTGCATGCGAGCTCGCCCACATTAGACGAATCGGCACTCAGTGCTATCAAGCGCCCGATTGGCAAAGATGGTGCCTGGGGTTTTGGCGATGGCAATGTATCGTGCACTCCCCTAGAAAGTGTTGCGATTGCTTATTGGGCAGTAATGACCACCAAAAGAAGAGCAGGAAGGAAATCTAAATTACTATGAACTTAAACATAGCTAATGTCAGCGGGCTCCCTGCTGAAGAAAGTGAAGCATTACGACGCTTAATCCAAGTATGGGATAGCAAGCGCTCTCGCAATCAACTTCGTTACGATTATTACAACGGCAAAAACGTTGTTAAAAACCTTGGAATTTCTGTTCCTGATGACTTAAGGAGTATTGATTCGGTTGTTGGGTGGCCTGCAAAAGCCGTAGACAATCTAGCTGTAAGAAGTCGCTTTGATGGTTTCACATTTGAAGGTGAAGAAGACAAAGATATTCAAGAAATTGTATCGCGAAGTCGTTTGCGCACTTTATACCAACAAACATGCCAGGATGAACTTATATCAAGCTGTGCTTTTATGACCGTATCAGCTGGAAAAGACGGAGAGTCGCCTGCAATAATCAGTGCATACAGTGCTCTTTTTGCAGCAGCAGAGTGGGACAGACGTGCCAAGCGAATTAAATATGGCCTAGCCGTAATTGATACAAAGAAAAATCCAATAAGTGATGATGAAGAACCCGTGTGGGTAAACCTTTTTACCGATACAGCAACCTGGGAAATCAAGAAAACAGACAAAGGCTGGACATCGCGCAAAAACGAGCATGAAATGGGTCGTCCGATGATGGAGCCTTTTGTATACAGGCCCACACTTGACCGCCCATTTGGCAAATCCCGTATTAGTCGTGCTGTAATGTCGATTACAGACAATGCAGTCCGCGAAGTATTACGTAGTGAAATCCATGCAGAGTTTTACACATCTCCTCAAAAATATATTTTGGGAGTGGATGAGGACTTTTTAGATGGACAAACAAAGTGGGATGCGTACATTGGCGCAATCATGGCGCTATCTCCTAATGAGGAAGGCGATATCCCCAGCGTTGGGATGTTTAGCCAGGGCAGCATGCAGCCACATATCGATTACATGCGAAGTTTGGCTGCACGCTTTTCTGGTGAAACCTCAATCCCTGTTAGTGAACTCGGAGTAATTCATGACAACCCAGCAAGCGCCGAAGCAATTTATGCAGCTAAAGAGTCACTTGTATGTGAAGCTGAAGCATTAAATGAAATCAATGGTGATGCATTAGCGCAAGTAGCTAAAATGGCGCTTGCTTGTGCTAAAAACGTGGCGCTTGAAGACTTGGATGATAACGCCAAGTCTGTAATGCCAAGGTTTAAAAACCCTGCTAAGCCTTCAACAATATCTCAAGTCACATCAATGCAACAAGCAATTCAGGCGCTGCCTTGGATAGCTGATAGCGATGTTGCTATTGAAGAGATGGGCTTTAGCGATGAACAAATTCGTCGCTTAAAAGAAGACAAGAAAAAATCAGAAGCCACTGCAGTAATACTTCAGCAGCTAACGAATAGAACAAAAGCAAAGCAGGAGTCAGATAATGCCGACAATTCCAAGAACGTTAGTTGATGGCTATGTTGACGCGATTAATGGGGTGTCTGATGGTCTGATGGAATACGTTGAGCTCGCACTTGATTCGATTGAGTGGAACTCATTGGATGAATTACGCGAACGGGTATATGAGCTCCTGTTACCTAGTGTTAAGTCAGCCGCAGAGCTTGCTGAGTCTATTTCTAGCGCTTATTACAACGCAATACGAGAAATGCAGGTCGGAAGCGACTGGCAAGCAACTCCAGTCAACTCGTTTAGTAGCGAGGCATTTAGAGTGGTTACGCGTGCTGCAGGAAAAACGGCCGTCAAATCGTATTCGCCTGGGCAATTTAGGCAAGACCTCATTAACCGCGCATCGTGGGAGGTAAAACACGCTGCAGGCACAAACATAATAGCTAATGCGCAATCAGACCCTAAAAAGCCTAAGTGGGCAAGAGTTCCACGGGGACTTGAGACTTGCCCATGGTGCATTATGCTTGCAGGTCGTGGTTTTGATTATCACTCTGCTAGTTCTGCTGGTGGAGAGGGTAATCACTATCACGCAAATTGCGATTGCGCGGTTGTACAGGGATACGGGTCTAATCCAAGCGTGGAGGGTTACGATGTTGCCGAATACGCTGGTATTTATAACCGAAACACAGTCTATGACGAGTATGGGCGCATTGACCTAAAAGCCACGCTCGCAAAGATGCAGATAGAAATAGATTATCGCCAGCTTATTAACGACAATATCGACTATACATACAGCCCAAGAGAATCCTATGGGACGCAACTAGTCCCACTGAACTATGAGAGCAAAAACATTACTAGCCAAAAGCGCGAGTCTCGTGATTTGATAGTTCACGATACTCTTGCGGTGAAGGGTCATAAAGTCATAGCCCTGCCGAATAATTCGCCCGATGGGTACTCAAGCATTGACTTGATTGTTGACGGGAAACTGGTTGAAGTAAAAAGCCCGAAGGCGGTTGTTACTGCAGCTACAGGGAAGGAAGAGTCTTTTGGCTATATTGAGAAAAACCTCAAAAAGACCCGTAAACAATTTGACAAGATATATTCAAAAGACGAGCTGAGGATGCCGTTTTATGATGGCAAAAAGAGGCTAATCATTAACACCTTTTATAGGCAGCCACAGGATGTAAAGAAATTCCGTAGAGAGCTTGAGAGTAGAAAAAAGACAGAAAAAATAGATGAAATTTGGTGGGTGAATGGGTTCGGAAAAATAGAG